GCTCGTAACCCCCACCTTGCGACATTGTTTACTGGTACTAACTTTAGACAACACGCATTTCAGTATAAACTGGTGGCGCGCGATGCGGCAGAGTCAAGAACATTAAGATCAATTATTAGGTCATTTAAATTTCATATGGCACCTGCATATAGAACAGCGGGTCACTTCTTTGACTATCCAGAACAATGGGATATTGATATTGTGGGTGGTAATTATCTATTCGATATTGGTGCTTCTGTACTTACTCAGTTTGATGTTGGTTATGGTGGTGAAGGAGCTGCTTACCACTTTGAAGATACAAACGCTCCATTCAGCGTCACGCTATCACTTACATTCCAAGAAGTTGCAATTACTACTAAATCAGAAATCTTGGTACAGGGTAGATAACAATGGCTCATTATTTTAAATATTTTCCTACTGTAGAATATGATATTAAAAAGAATGGTAAACCAATTACCGTTCCTAATATCTTTGTCGGATTAAAAGTACGAGACCTAGTACAAAGAAAAAAAGCTGTATTTTACGAATATAATGTACAAGAAGATGAGCGCGCAGATACTATCGCATTTAAGTATTATGGCGATGCTACACTTGACTGGGTTATTTTTCTCACTAACCAAATAATTGATCCGCAGTTTGAATGGCCATTAGATAGAAGATCTTTAGATAATTATATCACTAAAAAATACGGCAGTCTACAATCTGCGACAAGCACTGTACATCATTACGAACAAATTTTACAAGCACAAACCACAACTTATGATGGTATTACTGTACCGGAAAGAACTGTACAAGTAGACGAAGCCACCTATAATTCACTTGGCGGTAATGAGCGTAAAGTAATTTATAATTATGACTATGAGCTTGATCTTAATGATAAAAAAAGAGAAATTAAGCTATTAGACGAGCGCTATATTATTAACCTTATTAACTCGATTGAAGAAGAGCTTGCATAATGGCAGCACCCCAAAATTATAGACCAGGTGCATCAGAATATGAAGTTATCCTTTTTAACCATAAGGATGAATATTCTGACATCTCTAGAATTGTGGCTGAAATTAATATATACGAGGATATTTTTAGTAATGTCGTTAAAGCTGATTTTTTAATAGATGACTCACAAGGTCTTACTGAATCGTTACCTATCGTAGGTGATGAATATATTGAAATGGCTATCAGAGCCAGCGTAGATGCGGAAAAAATAAGACTTAAGTTTAGAGTATACAAGCTTGATAAAAGATTGATTGCAAAAGAGCGCCAGCACCAGTATGTGTTAAGAGCTGTTTCAGAAGAGTTAATTGATAACTTATTAACTATTGCAGATAACTATTACGTTGGTAAAAAACCAAATGAAATGGCTCAAGCTATTTTCGATGAGTATCTAAGCGCTGGTGGAAAAACATTAGACGCAGAGCCATGTGTTAACTTGTTTACAGCTACAGGTGCTAGACATCACCCTATTGAGTTTATTAATTTACTTACTACCGAAGCTCAGTCAGAAGAATTTCCTGATTCTTCTTTCTATTTGTTCTGGGAAACACAAAAAGGTTTTAACTTTAAGTCAATTAATAAACTATTAAATGAGAGCCCGGTAGAGAGTTACTACTTGGCTGATCCTACCGCTGGTGAAGAAATTTCTCAAGATAAAGCTAGTATTAAAAAATATCAAATTATCACTGCTATGTCTTTTGACAGATCTTTTGATATAATGAAAGGTCTAACTGGCGGTATGTTAGATACTACTGTTGCGTATATTGATCCTATTATGAAAAAATATGAGGAATTTACATTTTCTTATATTAAAGATTTTGATAAACTCGACAGTATTGCTGGTACTGACGGTAAAGGTGGTGGTAATCCTATTCTACCTAAAGAGATTGGTAAATATATTGAAACAAACGGAACATCTCATATGAGATTGATTTCTACTGATTTCAATGATGAAGATACACAAACACTAGATGGACGTATTACAGAAGCAACCGATCCTCATAAATTTCATAGTAGTAAAAGATGGAAATACTATCATAATGGTGTAGCGTTATTACAATCATTACATCAATATACGATTAATATTACTGTACCTGGTAATTCTGATATTAAAGCTGGTGATCTAATTAATATTTTTATACCGGAAAACTCACCACTAATGACAGATGATGCGATAAAATATATCAAATTATTTGGACAGATATCTCCAAAGTTTTTAGTTACAGCTGTAATGCATAACTATAAACAGACTACAGGTGACTATTATACTACAATTCAAGGTGTCAAGCAATCATTCGCTATTGAAGCGAAGGCACCAGAAGGAGCTTAATTATGCAATTTGAAAAAGAATTTATGGGTAAAGATTTTACTTGGTTCATTGGTGAAGTTGAAGATCGTGATGATCCGTTGTTTCTTGGACGTGTACGTGTAAGATGTTTTGGATGGCACACATTAGATAAAAGTTTAATACCTACAGACAAACTACCCTGGGCTAATACAGTCCAACCAGTTACTGCACCGGCAACGGTATCCTCCGGTCTTAAACCGGGTACCTGGGTATTCGGTTTCTTCATGGATGGCGATAGAGCTCAAAAACCTATGGTGATGGGATTAATTCCTGGATATACATTTAACTCACCCGGTCAATCAGACGTTCCTACTGCGGGTAGATTTGAAGCAGACTATCCTGACGCCAATGTAGAAAAACGTAAAGCAGATCAAACAACAGGTATTGTAATTGATCCAGCAACCGGAGAAACTTGGGATGAACCAGCTGATCCAGAAGATTCTGAATATCCTACTACACAAGTAATTCAGGCTGAATCCGGTCCATATACTATTTACAATACTACAGGTAGATATGCAACCTATACTCCGTCAGGATCATATATGGAGATTCAAGCAGGCGGTGATGGTACATATAAGATTGTAACTGATAAATATACATTAGTGGGCGGAAGTGATTTTATGGATGTTGGCGGTACAGTCAACATGACCGTTGGTGGAGATGTAAATTGGAATATTGGTGGTAACTGGACAGTTAATGTTGGCGGTAATGTTAAACATACAGTTGGTGGTAATGTAGACGAGACATACGGCGGTAATCAAACAACAGCAGCTGGTGGTAACGTTAAAGTAACCGGTGCTAAGATTGATCTGAACTAAGAGGTACAAATGGCTGTTACATTTACTCCCGGTAGCACTGACCTTGGCTTTATTACATCAGGTGATATTTTTTCATTTGAGTTTAGTGCTACAGCAGAACCGACTGACGGCGTGGTAACTGCTGTCACAATAACACCAAAGTATGAAGAGACAACACCTGACAGGGTTACGATCGCTAATGGTGTTGAAAGTGCTACTATTAGTGGTGCGTATACAAATAGTCTATGGCCTCAAACTACAACAACTTGGTTAGCTAAAGGTGAGTCAGACAAAACTCAAACCCCTGATGTGGTTAAAGGAACATCGAGACCGCCTGAGAAATTTTTAATTAATTTAACACCTGATCCTACTCAAATACTAGATCAGGAATATGTTGTAACTGCAACAACATCTTTATCGGGTGATTTTTCTGAAACATTTACATTAGAGTTATACCAAAATTATACACCATATAAAGATTATATTGACGGTTTAAAAACATCTGGAGGGTTGAAAAACTAATGCCTGCTGTAACTAGATTGGGAGATACATGCACTGGACACGGATGTTATGGTGGACGGCCAAGTACAAGTGCTAGTCCAAACGTTTTTGTGAACGGTATTGCTGTTCATAGACAGGGTGACTCCTGGGCGTCACATTGTTGTGGCGCATCTTGTCACGACGGTGCTTTAGCTGCGGGTAGCGGCACAGTATTCGTCAATGGTAAACAAATGGGTCGAATTGGTGATCCTGTAGACTGCGGTTCTGCTGTAGCTGCTGGGTCTGGTAATGTTTTTGCTGGAGGATAGCATATGACACATGATTTAATGGTTTCTTTATTTGAAACATACGTAACAGAGAATGAAAAGTTTGAAGGTGGTAATAAGACTGCGGGCACGAGAGCAAGAAAAGCTTTATCTGAACTAACAAAACTTGCAAAGACACGTAGAGCAGAGATACAAGACAAGAAAAATAATGATAAATAAACGTAAACGATAGGAAATAACAATGGCGCGCTCTTCCGGCTCTGTTAACCCAATTACAAACGATGTAGTTTTTAGTGATCTCGGATTGTCTTTAACGGCACATCCAATCACTAAGAAACTACCTGTGTATAAAAATGCAGAAGCAGTTAAACGTGCTATTAAAAACGTTATTTTAACAAGTCGTTTTGAAAGACCATATGAGCCTTTGTATGGTTGTAATGTTTATGATCAGCTATTTGAGCTGTTTGATCCTATTGCAGAAGCAAACTTAAAAGCTGATATTCAAGAAGCAATTGAAAACTACGAGCCTCGCGCTATTGTACAAGAGATTAATGTAAGAGCTAATAACGATGGAAATGAATTAAATGTTACTGTTCATTTTCGCGTCATCAATCAAGCAGAGCCTACCGAACTGCAAGTTGTAATACAGAGAACAAGATAAAATGGCAGCTAATAACGCATTACAACTATCAAGTATTAACTTTGATGGTATTAAGAGCAACTTAAAAGCGTTTTTACAGAATCAGACTGAGTTAGAAGATTACGATTATGAATCTTCAACGATGCAAATTCTGTTAAACCTGTTAGCATACAATACATACATGAATTCCTACTATTTAAATATGGTAGGTAATGAAATGTTCTTGGATTCTGCGCAGATTCGTACTAATGTAGTGTCAAGAGCTAAAATGCTCGGGTATACACCTAGATCTGCACGTGGTGCCACGGCAACAGTACAGGTTACTATTACCCCGGGTGATAGTCCAAGCACTATTACCATCGATAAGAATAAAAGATTCAGAGCAACCATCGATGGTACTAACTACATCTTTGTAAACCCTGATGCTAAAGTAATTAACGCCAACCCTCAAGGTATTTTCTCTACCAATATTGATATTGTAGAGGGTCAACCGTTAACTCACAGATATACGGTAAGCTCAGTTAACCCTGTTCGCTACGTTATTCCTAATGATAATGTAGATACTACAGGTATTACTGTTAGAGTGCAAGAATCCTCAGCAAACAGCAGTGTTACAACATATACATTAGCGTCTGACTTGATTAACGTTACAGGTGATTCTACTGTTTACTTCTTAGACGAAAATATTGATGGTAGATACGAGTTAACGTTCGGTGACAATGTTCTTGGCAAGCAATTAAATGATGGTAACGTAGTTAACATTGATTATAGAGTATGTAATGGTGTAGACGCAAGAGGTGCAAGTGTATTTTCTGCGGTAGATCAAATTGACGGTTATTCTGACATTACTACTGCAACAGTATCCGCAGCTCAAGGCGGTGCATCTAAAGAAAATATTCAGTCTATTAAGTATAATGCACCAAAAAATTATCAGGCACAAAATAGAGCAGTAACTCGTAAAGACTACGAAACTCTAGTTAAAAATTTCTTTGCAGATATTCAAGCGGTATCTGTTTGGGGTGGAGAAGACAATACTCCTCCTATTTACGGTAAGGTTTATCTGTCAGTTAAACCAAGAAGTTCTCTTTTATTAGCTGAAGATAGAAAACAAAATATTGTAGATTATCTCGTAGAAAAAAATGTACTTACTATCGAGCCTGAATTAGTAGATCCAACATATGTTTATGTAAGACCACAAGTTACTGTAAAATATAACCCTGATCTCACTTCATTATCATCTGGTGCAATGGTAAATGCCATTACTAATGGTATAATCAATTATGAAGCAAATAAATTAGGACTGTTTGCGCAGTCTTATATTGGTTCTGATTTAGGTAGAGATATCTATAATCTAAGCGATGCAATTACATCTGTAAGCACAGATATTACAATTAAAAAGAAAATTGTACCTAATACGACAGTACGTACAACATATAGAATTCCTTTCAACAGGCCATTATTAAATATTACTGGTGGCGCCGGGCTAAGAATTTCTCCTGCGTCTCATCCAGGTCAAGGTTTAACGCTATCATCTACTGCGTTTACATATAACGGCAGAATAAAAACATATTTTGATGATGATGGATTTGGTAATGTACGTACTTATTATGTAAATCCTAACGGTATTAAAATATATACAAACCGTCTTGCAGGTACTATTGACTATCTTACAGGTACTGTGATATTAAACGATATCTTAATTACCGATTATGAAGGTGATGCTCTAGAGATTATTGTGGATCCAGATACATCTGATATTGACCCACTACGCAATCAGCTGCTTTTAATTGCTGATGCTACTGTATCATTATATGATACTAAACTTAAGAGTACGGTTGCAACTGTTTCGTCTATTAATACAGAGGGGGCGACGACTACCATTCCTGAAACCGGTGTTGTATCTACGGTGTACTAATGGCTACGGACAGAAATACATCAGCGTTAGTAGAAAGCCTACTACCTGATTTTTTAGAAGTTGAAGGTCCTAAATTCCAAGCATTCGTAAAAGCTTATTACGAGTGGATGGAACAGTCTGGGCAGGTCACCGACCGTTCAAAAAATCTTCTTAACTATCAAGATCTAGACGAAACCGCAGAAGAATTTCTCAAATACTTTAAAAGAGAGATTCTTTCTCAATTTCCAGAAGATATTCTTGCTAATAAAAAATTAGTATATAAAAGAATTAAAGACTTGTACCGGTCTAAGGGATCGGAAGAATCTTATAAGCTGTTATTCATAATTCTTTATGATGAAGAAATAGATTTTTATTATCCTGGTCAGGATATTCTTAGAGCCTCTGATGGTAGATGGATTAAAGAAACATCAATTCGTGTTACAAAACCGTTTGTAGGTAATCCAGATCAACTTAGTGGCAACATTACCGGTTTACGTTCAAATGCAACTGCAAAAGTAGAACGTGTTCAAAATATTTTCGAAGATGAAATTGATTCTTACGAGATTTTTGTTACCAATATTAACGGCACTTTCCTTGACGGTGAGACAATTACTAATGTTCAAGGTGATATACAAGCTACCATTATTTCAAAACAAGGCTCTTTACAGAACGTAATTATTCTTGATGGTGGATCCGGACATCAAAGAAATGATATTGTTAGTATTAGTAGTGCATCTGGTACCGGTGGTCGCGGCAGAATTAATGTTACAGATGATGGTAGAATAGTATCGCTATCTGTAACAAATGCAGGATCTAATTTTTATAGAACAGACCCTGTAACTATTGTAAATTTAACCCGTCAAAAATTTGATGTTGGTGGTTTACAGGTTAATATTATTGATGGTGGTAATGGTTATAGAGTAGGAACACCAGTAACACTATCAGGCGGTGGTGGTGCTGGTGCTCAGCTAATCGTTAGCGCAATTACTAATGCCAACACGGTTTCTGTTGGTGGTAATGTATATACTTTTGGTACTATTAGCAACGTACAAGTAGTCTTACAGGGTGCAGGATACAGCTCACCACCTGTAGCTACAGTAAAAGATACAGTAATATCTAGTTTAAATCTAAACGATACAGATTTTACTCTTGTAGACGGCGGAAGCGGATACACCACTAATGCTACTATTAC